ATGAACAGTGATGAAGACACCCTCGGATGGCTTGGTCTCCCCACCCCACTGCAGATGTACCGACAGCATTGCCGCCTGCTGGAGAACGAGATCCAGGAACTCAATCTGCAATTACGCAAAGCGCGGGCAGACGTTTTCGGTATCAGCCAAATGCTGCTGGAAACCCAGGCGAAGAACATTGAGTTTGCGGGGTATCTGCGGGAACGTGGGGCCGAAGCCGCAGAGATGCGTAAACAAATCGCCGACCTGACCACCTTGTCCAATGTGAACAGGCGGGAGGCGGACGAGCTGCGGCGCATCTTCAATGAAATGAGACCTCGGCCGACCACGATTGTCTAAGGTCAAACGGAAAGAGGGCTTGCCATGTGCGGAAGACTGTCGCAGTACCGGGGAATCCACGACTTTGTTGCGGCACTGAGCATGCCAAACGCCCTGGCAAACTCGGTGGGTGATGAGCCGATCGAGCGATACAACGTCGCCCCAACGACCCACGTGGCGTTATTGCACCTGCAGGGCGACCTGCTACACGCCGACCCGGTGCGGTGGGGGTGGCGCCCGTATTGGGCAAAAGACCGAGCCGCGCCCATCAATGCGCGCGTCGAGAAGGTAGCCCACGGCGCATTCTTCCGGGCGATTTGGCCGCACCGGGCAATAACGCCCGTAGACAACTGGTTTGAATGGGTGGATGAAGGCGGTCCGAAGAAACAGCCTTATCTGATCCGCAGGCGGGATGGCGCGCCGATCCTATGTGCAGCTATCGGCCAGCTACCAGACGCTGATGAAGGCCCCGGTGAGCATGACGGTTTTGTGATCATTACCGCCGATAGCGCTGGTGGCATGGTGGACATCCACGACAGAAGGCCCGTGGTACTTACACCCGACCTTGCCCGCGAATGGCTGGATCCGGCAACGCCGAAGGAACGTGCCGAGCAGATGGTGTTGCACCAGGGCGAGCCGGCCGAGGCCTTTGAATGGTTCAAGGTCAGCACCGCCGTGGGCAACGTGAGAAATAAGGACGCCAGCTTGATTGAGCCCGTTCCTTAGAACAGCCCACCGAAGGCATCGGGCTCCCAATTCATGATCACCAGCTCCCCGCTGACCTCGGCTTTCCCCTGCCGCTGATTAGCCGTGCTGTATCGGATGTCCACCGTTTCGAAGTGGAACCCATCAAACACACGCCGAATATCGGGGTGGTCGTTAATGCTGACCATCACCTTGCCCTTGCAGCGGCGCATGAAATCGGCCATCCGCTCGTAGTTTTCAAAAGGAAAGTCCACGCCATAGCCTGCGGTCTGCCAGTAAGGCGGGTCCATGTAGTGGAAGGTATGCGACCGGTCGTAACGCTCCGCGCATTCCAGCCAGCCCAGGTTCTCGACGTAGGTACCCGACAGCCGTTGCCATGCAGCAGACAGGTTCTCCTCAATCCGTAGCAGGTTGATGGCAGGGCCAGTGGTGGCTGTACCGAACGTCTGTCCGCTGACCTTCCCCGCAAACGCATGGTGCTGCAGGTAGAAAAACCGCGCCGCCCGCTGGATGTCGGTGAGCGTTTCCGGCCTGGTCATCTTCTGCCATTCGAACACCTGACGAGAGCTGAGCGCCCACTTGAACTGGCGTACGAACTCCTCCAGGTGGTTCTGCACCACGCGATACAGAGTCACCAGGTCGCCGTTGATGTCATTGAGAACTTCAACCGGCGCGGCCTGGGGCCGCATGAAGTAAAGCGCGGCGCCGCCGGCAAAGACTTCGACGTAGCATTCATGGGGTGGGAACAGCGGAATTAGACGATCTGCCAGGCGACGCTTGCCGCCCATCCACGGGATTATTGGTGTGCTCATAAGTGATCCTTGTTTCGACAATTGGATTCGCTTAGGCTTCGCACCCCCTGCGCAGTGGGGCGAGGCCTTGGTTGGAGCACTCGGCGTGTTCGAGTGTTTCAGCGTCGAACCGGTGTTGACGCACCGGTTCGTCGCCTCGTTTGCTGCGCAGGGGGTTTTAGGCCCCCACGGGAATTTCATAGGGCTTGAAGCGCACGACCTCCTCTCCGAGCCAGTCATTCACCTGCGCCATACGCGCCTGAATCGGCTCCAGTTCATTGGCTGCATAGATCTGCGCCGCCTCCCTAATCGATCCAAACCCACCCGCGTTCTGCGGCACGATGCCCATCAACTGCGGCGGAATGCGCAAGCTGGCCAGCACGTCGTCGCGGGTCTGGTTTTTGATCGAGTTGAATTCGTCCTTCGCCGTAACTTCACTGACTGGGATGATCTGCAACCCATCCTTTTTACCGTTTGGCGAATAGACGAACAGATTGCGGAAGTTGCCAGGCCCCTTGGAGTCCTTCAGCGCCTTGCGCAATGAGTCGACATCCGCTTCGTTCTGCGCGGAGTCGGTCATGTAGAGGATGAAGCCGGCGTGACTGCCGTTCTCGTAATACTTGCGGCGGAACAGCGTGGCCGACTCATTCAGCAACGCCGACTGCAAGGCGCTGATCCACTCGGGCAGGCCGTACACCTCCTGGTGCAGATCCGCTTCCCGCAGATGAAAAACGGTGCCCGGTTCAAACTCATGCTCCTCTTTCCAGCCCTGGACCATGAACTGCCGCCCGTCCTTGCCCGAGCGCATGTACTTCGCCAGCGGCGGTACCAACTCGCGCACCGGGCCGAGCATCGAACGCCGCCCTTCCAGATAGCCATTGCCCAGGCACAGGAAGTCCAGGGCGAACTGTTCGAACGCTGCCCGCGACAACAGCCGGTGCGGGATAAACGTCTTGCTCAATAAGTTGCGCTTGAACATCAGCCCCGAATGCAGATGCACACTGGAACCCACCGATCGCGCCAGGCCATCCAACGAAAGCGGCGGTTCGTACCATCGCCCGTTAAACCAGCACTCCAGATAATCGAAAACCTCCCGGCCGCTCAGCACCGGTGACGGGTCGCCAAAACTGAACGCTTCCATCTTAGTGTCACTGCGCGGGATAAAATCCTGCGTCGCCACGATGGGCGTCTGGGCCAACTGCTTGGTATTTCTGCGGCGGTTCGACATCAAAAAATCTCCATCCGCCCGGTGTTGGCAGTGGTCTGCCCCTCCAGCGGTTCGTTGTGCAATGCGTGAAAGAGCGCCCACGCCAAGTCGGCGTGGCCGGTGTTGTCGTTGCGGCCGGCGGTGTAGGTGAATTGGCGACCGCCTGCGGTGATGGTCTTGCGGATCGCCATCAACGACTGCGCCATGTCGGTCCAGCCGGCGTCGAACTCCAGCCGGCCCCGGTGGATCACGTCGTAGGCCTTCAGCACCAGGCGAGTCTTGACCTCAGGCGAATAGCTGAACGTGGTGACATTGGGGAAAAATTGGCGCACCAGCTGCGCCACGCCGCTACCGAGACCGGTGACGTCAATGCCGATGTACGTCACCCAGTAGCGATCGCATACGGCCTTGATCACACTCGCCTGCGCCGCGAAGTCCATGCCACGGAACTGGTGACGCTCCAGCACCCGGAACTTGCCCCCTGGCACCAGAGGCGGCGCAACCACTACCAGGCCCGAGCAATCGCCGGTTTCCGCCGGGTCATACCCTACCCACACCTGGCGGTCGCCGAACGGCCGCATCGCGAACGGCTTGTAGTCCTCTGCCCACTCGACCCAGCTGTCGACCATGCAGGGCTGCAACACCGTCAGCGGGAAAATGCTCGCGCCGTCGTCGACGAACTCGCACATCAGCAGGTTGGCGAACGCCTCAGGGCTGTACTCCCGGCGCAATTCCTCAATATCGAACAGGTCGCACCCACCCTCCTCCGCGTCCAAGATGGTGACGATCTGACGCCACAACCGGTCCTCGCAGAAACGGCCCTGCTGGAGCGCCCCGTGGGATACGTCGACCTTGGTGTGCTGCGCCGCCGGCTTGCCCTTGTTGAAGCGCTCGCCCGTCCAGAAGGTGTAGGCCTCATGCGCCATGGTCGACGGCGTCGAGAAGTAGGTTTTGCGCCACTTCTTGTGCATGGCCATCCCCGACGCAACCTTGTTCAGTTCCTCAAACTTGAACGTCCAGAAGAATTCGTCGAAGTAGAAATTGCCGTGGTAGCCCTGGGCGGTACGTGCGTTGGTCCCGAGGAAAAACAATTCGGCGCCGTTCGGCAGCACGATGGGATCACCGGTCAGCTCGACGCCGATGACCTCGCGGGCAAACGCCTGGATGTACCCACGGAACAGGTAGGCCTGATTCTTCGACGCCGACAAGAAGATCTGATTGCGCCCAGTTTCCAGCGCATCAATAAACGCCTCTCGGGCGAAGTAGTAAGTGGCGCCGATCTGCCGGCTTTTGAGGATGACGCGGGTTCGCTGATTGCCCGCCCGGTGCCAGTCTTTCTGGTAGTCGAAACACCCATCGATAAACGCTTCGCGCAACAGCTCGATCTGGTCTTCGCTGATGTCATTTTTCGGGGTCTTTTTCTTCGGGCCTTCGTTGCGTTTTGCGAGGTTGGGGTTAAGTTCGGTTTCGGTACCTCCACCCTGGAAGCGCTGGATGCGGGCCTGCCGCTCCAACTGCCGGTGCAGCAGGTCGATCTCTTTGAAGTCCCCGCCGCTCTTGCCTTCCTTGAGGATCAACTGCACCAGACGCGCTTCCAGAGCCCCGCCGATGCGCTCGACGTTATCCGCCCGGTCCCACTCGTCACGGGCCTTCCAGCTGTGTAGCGTTTTTTCCTTTTCGCCCGTAGCCTCGGCAATCTCGCAGATGCGCCAACCCATCCAATACAGGAACTTGGATTGGCGTCGGGGATCGATTGGGAGCAGTTCAGTCGTAGTCATGGCCGCGATGCTGCCGCCCACGCCTGCGAGTCAGTAGCGCCGCCCCTTGTAGGCCCGCTCTCTACAATCCCGTCCCGTTGCCGCAACTCGCGCGCGTCACGACCATGCCCCTCATTGCAACGCACTTAGCGCCCAACGCATTGAGGATTCCCGGCATGAAGAAATTCCGCAGTAATTGGTTCCGCGTCGCCGTCGAGGGCGCTACCTCTGACAAGCGCACCATCAAACGCAGCTGGCTGGAACAGGCGGCGAAGAACTTCGATCCAGCCACCTATGGTGCTCGCATCTGGCTGGAGCACTTCCGCAGCCTGCTGCCCGACAGCCCTTTCAAGGCCTACGGTGACGTGCTCGCGGTCAAGACCGAAGAAGTGGAAATCAACGGCCAGAAGAAGCTGGCCCTGTTCGCCCAGGTCGAACCGACGCCCGATCTGATCGCCATGAACAAGGCCAAGCAGAAGATTTACACCTCGATCGAAATCGACGACAGCTTCTCGGACACCGGCGAGGCCTACATCGTCGGCCTGGCGGTGACCGACTCCCCGGCCAGCCTGGGCACCGATGTACTGTCTTTCTCCGCGCAGAAGCCAGAATCCAGTCCATTCAAAGACCGTCATTACTCCGCGACGTCGATGTTCACTGAGGCAGTGGAAACCGAGTTGCAGTTTGAGGAAATCGAAGACAAGCCCAGCCTCGGCGCACAACTCTTCAGCAAAGTGCAGGCACTGCTCGGCGGCAAACAGGCGAAGGACGACGCCGAGTTTGCCCAAATCGGCCAGGCCGTCGAAGCGATTGCCGATCACGTCAAGGATCTGCCCGATCAGTTGGCTGCCGAGAAGAAATTCTCCGCCGAACTGAACACCAAGGTTGAGCAGCTCAGCAAAAACCTGACCGACCTGAAAACCACCCTCGGCAAAACCCAAGACCACTCCCAAACCCAGCGCCCACCGGTAACCGGCGGCGGCAACCAAGCCCTGGCTGAGTTCTGACCTGCGGCCTACACCGCCCAGCCCACTATCGGAGACACCCATGCGTAACGACACTCGAAAACTCTTCACCGGCTACCTCAGCCAGGTCGCACTGCTCAACGGCGTTGAATCGGCCACCGCCACATTCAGCGTCGACCCAACCATCCAGCAGCGCCTGGAAACCAAGATTCAGGAGTCGAGCGAGTTCCTGACCAAGGTCAACGTAATCGGCGTCGATGAACAGGAAGGCGAAAAGGTCGGCCTGGGCGTAGGTGGCACCGTTGCCAGCCGCACCAACACCAACGTCAAAAAGCGTGAGCCGCGCAGCATCGGCACTCTGTCGAGCGATAAGTACAAGGCCGAGCAGACCGACTTCGATACCTTCGTCAGCTACAAACAGCTCGACGCCTGGGCCAAGTTCCCGGACTTCCAGACCCGCCTGTCCAGCGCCATCGCCCAACGTCAGGCGCTCGACCGTATCCAGATCGGTTTCTACGGCGTTTCGGCCGCAGAACAAACCGACCGCACCGCGCACCCGCTGCTGGAAGACGTCAACATCGGTTGGCTCCAGCAGTACCGCACCCACGCACCCGACCGCGTGCTGAAGGAAGGTGCTGTCGCCGGCAAGATTACCATCGGCAAAACCGGCGACTTCAAGAACATCGACGCCCTGGTCTACGACGCCATCCAGTTGCTCGACCCTTGGTATCGCCGTAACCCTGGCCTGGTCGTGCTGACCGGCCGCGAACTGGTCCACGACAAGTTCCTGGCCCTGGTCAATAAGGACCAGGACGCCACCAACACCCTGGCCAGCGACCTGATCATCTCGCAACGTCGCGTCGGTGGCCTGCCGCTGTACGAGGTGCCGTACATCCCCGAAGGCACGATCCTCATCACCACCTTCGCCAACCTGTCGGTGTACTGGCAGATCGGCGGTCGCCGCCGCTACCTCAAGGAAGAGCCGGAGTGGAACCGCATCAGCAACTTCGAATCGTCGAACGAGGCCTATGTGGTCGAGGAATACGGCCTGGGTTGCCTGCTGGAAAACATCACCCCAGTCGAAGAAGCAGGCAGCGAGGGTTAATCCCATGGCACTCAGCATCGCCCAAGCCCACCAGCGCCGCGCACGCGCGGCCATGGAGGCAGCGAAAACGGCACCGCAGCAATCAATGGCGGGTGCCACCGCCTACGAGCATCAGTTGAATCAGTTGCTCCAGGACCGGCTACGCCTGAAGGCAATTCAGTCCACCGCCGCCAAGGAAGCGCTCAAGCCGCAGCTATTGCCTCAGTACGTCCCTTATGTCGAAGGCGTACTTGCAGGCGGCAACGGCGCTCAGGACGACGTCTTAACCACCATTATGGTTTGGCGGATCGACGCCGGTGAATACGCCGGTGCGTTGGACATCGCCGACTACGTGCTCAAGCACAAGCTGATCATGCCCGACCGTTTCGAGCGCACTACCGGTTGCCTGGTCGCGGAAGAAATCGCCACCGCAGCACTGAAAGCGCAAAAAACCAACGACACGTTCGACCTGAGCATCTTGCATCGCACCGTTGAGCTGACCGACGACGAAGACATGCCTGACCAGGCCCGCGCCAAGCTCTACCTGGCAACGGGCCGTGCCACGGTGCATGGCATCACGGCTGAAGAACCCGGCCAGCCGGGGCAGATTCAGGCCGGTATCGACTTGCTCAAGCGCGCGATCGAGCTGCATGACAGCTGCGGCGGCAAGAAAGATTTGGACGGCGCCGAGCGCCTCCTGAAAAAACACGCTGCCACTGGCAGCTAACCGAGCGTCCCCACGCACCCCGCCGGCTCGGGGCGGATCGGCCAGGCCGCTCATCCTGAACGTGAAGCCCCGACCACCGGCGATCTATTTTTGAGTGCCGTTTCATGAGCGCATTTGTAGCCAGCGGCCCAGTTACCGGCGGCCATATCAACACCGACCCTTTCTGGCCCTCAATCGATCTTGAGCAGCTGCGCGCCACTCTGCGCATCGACAACAGCGTTACTCCAGCCCGCCTGGAAACTGCAGTAATCGCCGCAGCGATCAACCTCAACCGTGAGCTGAAGTCGTGGAAAGCCACTCAACTGGCTGCTGGCTACGCAACGTTGGCCGACGTACCCGACGACAAGATCAACGACGTATCGGTCCAGGCTCACCTGTACCGCCGTGCGATCGAGGCCGGTACCGGCGCCGAAGTCTGCGAGCGCTACCGCGACTACAGCGCGACCAACACGGGTAGCGACAAAGCCGAAGAAACCACCCCAACCATCGACGACTACCGCCGCGACCTGCGCTGGGCCGTCCGTGACTTCCTCGGGATCAGCCGCACCACCGTGGAGCTGATTTGATGCCCGTCGCCATCCGCACCATCCAAAACGACACCGTCGACGCCCTCTGCTGGCGGTTCTACGGCCGCACTGCCGGCGTCACCGAGGCCGTGCTTGATGCCAACCCAGGCCTGGCCGACCACGGCCCAATCCTGCCGCAAGGCCTTGTCGTCAACATGCCCGACGCCCAAACCACCGCGCCCCAGCGGCAGATGGTGCAGCTATGGAACTGACACTGCGGCACCAAGCTCTTGAACCCACCAACCCTGGACAACGGAATGAAGCGCATGCCTGACCGTCCCGACACATGGGCCTGGCTCGCCGCCTGGCTCGAACAAAACTGGCCGACTCTCTACGCCGGAATCCTGGCCCTGATCATCGCGGCCCTACGGATCATGTACGGCGGCGGCACCTTTCGCCGCATGGTGGTCGAGGCACCGTTGTGCGGCACGTTGGCCCTGGCCGCAAGCCACGGCCTGGCGCTGCTCGGCATTCCGACATCCACCGCGCCGTTTTTCGGCGGGGTTATCGGACTACTCGGCGTCGAAGGTACCCGCGCGGCGGCCAAGAAGTTTTTCAACCGAAAGGTAGAACAGCTATGACCACCCTTCGCCACGGCGACCGCTCCCAAGCCGTACTGATGCTGCAAAAGAACCTCAACAAGAACGGCGCCAACCTGGTACCCGATGGGCACTACGGCGACGCTACCGAAGCTGCCGTCCGCGCCTACCAGATTAAAGTTGGCCTGGTCGCCGACGGTATCGCCGGCACCAAGACCCAAACCAGCCTGGCCGGTGGCGACTGCGGCCAGCTACTGCGCAACAACCACCTGGTGGCCGCAGCCGAACGCCTCGACGTGCCGCTGGCAAGCATCTACGCGGTCAATGAGGTGGAGTCCAAGGGCAAAGGCTTCCTCGACAATGGCAAGCCGGTGATTCTGTTCGAACGCCACATCATGTACCGCCAGCTCGCTACGGCTCGCCATGCCGGCGATGACACAGCGGAACTCAAACGTCATGCCGACCAGCTCGCCGCCGCCAACCCTACCCTGGTCAACCCGAAACCCGGCGGATACATCGGTGGCACCGCCGAACACCAGCGCCTGGCCATGGCTCGCCTGATCGACGACACAGCCGCCCTGGAGTCAGCTTCCTGGGGAGCCTTTCAGATCATGGGGTTCCACTGGAAGCGCCTCGGCTACGCCAATGTGCAGGCCTTCGTCGCGGCAATGACTACCGGCGAGTCGCAGCAGCTCGACGCTTTCACGCGATTTATCGAAACCGACCCGGCTTTGCACAAGGCGCTCAAGGCCCGCAAGTGGGCCGAATTCGCCCGCCTCTACAACGGGCCGGATTATCTGCGGAATCTCTACGACACCAAGCTCCAGCGCGCCTACGAACGGCACGTCAGCTGCGAATGCGGACAAGGGGTGGCGGCATGATCGACTTTGAAGCGGTGCAGAAATTACGCGTGCAAGACGGTGACCTGCTGGTAGTGCCCGATTCGACTGAACAAGCCGACATGGAGCGGCTGGCCGAGTGCATCCAGTTGATGAACAACGCCAGGGCGGTGATAGTGCGCGGTCCCATCCAGCATCTCGATGCTGCCCGCATGAACAAACTTGGCTGGTACCGCGCGTGAGCATGCTGCGCCAGGTGCTTTACGGCATCGCCTTGCTCGGCGCCTTGGGGCTGCTGATCTGGGTTCAGGAAACCCGCATTGACGTCGCCAAAGGCAAAACCGAGCTGGCAAAAGCTGCGGCCAAGACCGCCCGCGAAGACGCTGACCGCAACCTTGCAACGGCCAACACCCTCACCGAGACCCTGAAACAGGAACGTGACGCACAGGGCCAACTGCGCAGCCTGCAGGACCAACTGCGTCTGGGCCTGGCAAAGCGTCAGCGAACCATAGAGGAGCTGAAACGTGAAAACGACGATCTACGAAACTGGGCTGCTCAGCCTTTGCCTGACGCTGCTCGCCGGTTGCGCGAGCGCCCCGCCCTCACCGGCGCCGCAGCTTATCGTGACTGGCTGTCCGGCCGTGGTGCCGTGCGTGCTACCGGCGACCAGCCCACGCAGTAACGGCGACCAACTCACCGACCAGGACCGCGCCGAAGCCGCCTGGGCCGATTGTGCCGCCCAGGTAGACATGGTCTACAAACACCAACAGGCCAACCCATGAACAAGCCCGAAAGCCTGCGCGCTCACCTCCTGGCCACCGTCGCCGATTTTAAGCACGACCCCGACCGCCTGCTGATCTTCATCGACAACGGCAAGGTTCGTTGCACTGCTGCCAATACGCTGTCGTTTGAATACAGCTTTGATCTGCAGATCATCCTGACCGAGTTCGCCGGCCACCCTGACAGTGTGTTCTTGCCCATCCTGGCTTGGCTCAGCGTCAACCAATCCGAACTGCTGGAGAACCTGGACAAGGTGAAAAATGGCATCCAGTTCGAAGCCGACATCCTCGACAAGGACAAAGTGGACCTCAGCATTACCCTGGCGCTGACAGAGAAAGTCATCGTTGGGAAGGATGACCAGGGCAAAGCCACCGTGAAGCACCCGAACGAACCGCAGTACGTGGTGGGCTACCTCGACCCGGAGTGGAAGCCTGGGGCCCAGGGCAACACCAGTGAGTGGAGAGTGCCGGATGGCGAATAATCTGGAAGCCCTGGAGACCTGGGCGGCGGTGCTGCTGGATCGGCTGGAACCGGCGGAGCGCAGCAAACTGGCTCGGAACATTGGCCAGGAGCTGCGCCGCAGTCAGCAGAAGCGCGTGATGGCACAGGAAAACCCTGACGGGACCAAGTTTGCTCCACGCAAACAAAGAAACCTTCGTGGGAAGCAAGGTCGCGTTCGGCGGAAGCTGGCGATGTTCAAAAAGCTGCGGACTGCGTCATACCTGAAGGTTCGTGGTGACAGCAACGCCATTACAGTTGGTTTCACCGGGCGCATCGCCCGGATTGCTAGAGTTCACCAATACGGTCTAAAAGATCGTGCAGAGCGCGACGCTCCAGATGTGCGATACGATCAGCGTGAAGTGCTGGGTTTCACCGATACCGGTCTAGACCTCATCCGGGATGGACTGTTAGCTCACCTGACTGCCTGACTTTTTCTTCGGAAAGTACGTCCGCTCCTTTAACTCCATTGCTACACCCTCATAGCCTGGAAATAGTTTCCCTGGACCGTAGCCAAAGTCCCTAAGCAATCGTGCCAGCTCCAACGATTCACTTGCTGGCAACGTCCATTTAATAAACATTGAAGGTAACCCTTCTTTAAATATAGTAGATAAATACTCTTTTAAAACCACGTCCAGAGGGCGCCGATCTACAGACGGTAGAGTTTTAATTTGACCGGTTGCTAACGTCTCCAGACCTGGCACCGCATGTGCCCAGTGCGTAAACAACCCACTTTGGGCAGACAAGTTAGGGTTGCCCGCATAATGGGGAGTGATTAGCTTTAAAGGAAATGTGGGAGTTCCTGAGTCAAGTGTTCCGATAGACGTAGCGTGCAATCCCCATATGCATAAATCGCGGGGTTTTCTATCTGATGGTTTTGAAGCAAAAAAAGCCGCTACAAACGGATCATATGTCCAGTCGAGCAGCCGCGTCGGGATGCCATAATGCTGAGCGAGTGCTGCTACCTCTAGCATGTCATCTGGCAGCCACTTTGCTCCGTTAACCCACTGAGACATGGTATGAATGTCGACTTTTTGATGAAGACGTTTACGTAATCGGTCAGAGGCGGGAACCTGAAGCCCTCTAACATCAGCACCTCTGTAGAAATCTCTAATTAACTGATACTCGACAAACGCTAGAGAAAAATCATTATCTTTAGGAGATCCTGTAATATCGATATACGCCTTAGAAGACTCCCAAATTGATTCTATAGACTCTTTGCGAATCGAAGTTGGCGCAAGCAAGTAATTTTTATCTGAATGCCCCCGAAAAATATAATCCTCGATTTTTATGTTGTTTGACCAAGGAGCAAGCGCCTCCAACAACTTCTTGGCCTTAGTAAATTTACGTTCTTCAATATATTCCTTCATAAAACCACACCATCCCCTGAGTTTTAATCTTGTAATACGCCTTCCTACAAAGGCTAAGCCCTTTCGCGCGCGCAACGAACTCTACACCATCGGCGCCATGAACGACTTCGCCGCCCTCTCCCGCATGCTCGAAAACCTCATCCGCTTCGGCGTCATCGCCGCCGTGCAGATGGAGCCCCCGCGCGTGCAGGTAAAAACAGGTGCACTGACCACCGCCTGGCTGCCATGGCTCGCCCTGCGCGCTGGTGCTGATCAGGAATGGGACCCGCCCACCGAAGGCGAACAGGTGATCCTGTTCAGCCCATCCGGCCAGCTCGCCAACGGCGTCGTCGTCACCGGTCTATTCAGCGACCACATCCACGCCAACGGTAACCGCGCCGGCCTGCACCGTCGCACCTACGCCGACGGCGCGGTGATCGAGTACGACAGCGTCGCCCATCACCTCAACGCCACCCTGCCCGACAGCGGAACCACCAGCCTGGTAAGTAAGGGCGGGATCAACATCATCGGCCCGATCAATCATCTGGGCGATTACAACCAAACCGGCAACCAGAACGTGGTCGGCCTTGTGACCGTTTCCGAAGACGTAGTCGCCGCCAACATCAGCCTGGTCAACCACCTGACCACGGGCGTCAAGCAAGGCGACGATCAATCAGGTAAGCCCATATGAACCGAGAAACCGGCGCAACCATCAGCGACTTGGACCACATCGGCCAGAGCATCACGGACATTCTCACCACACGCATCGGCACGCGCGTGATGCGCCGCGAATACGGCAGTCTGCTGCCTGAGTTGGTGGACCACCCTTTCAACGACGCCACCCGCCTTCGCGTATACGCGGGCACCGTCATGGCGCTGATGCGCTGGGAAACTCGCATCAGCCTCAGCCGCGTGCAGTTCATCGGCGCGAACCTGCAAGGGCAGTCCGTGCTCGAGCTGGAGGGCTCCGTCGTCGACACCAATGAACCTTTGAGCCTGAGCCTGCCGCTGCAACTGGGGGGAAGCGTATGAACTCCTTTGCCGCGATTGACCTCAGCCAGCTCCCGGCGCCGCAGATCGTCGAGCAGATCGACTTCGAATTGATCCTGGCCGAGCGCAAGGCCTACATGATCAGCCTGTGGCCGATCGAGGAACAGGAGCAGATTGCAGCGCGCCTCGACATGGAGTCGGAACCCCTGGCAAAGCTGCTGCAGGAGAACGCCTACCGCGAAACCATCTGGCGTCAGCGGGTGAATGAGGCGTCCATGGCGAACCTGCTGGCCTTTGCCAAAGGCCCCGACCTGGATCAACTGGCTGGCAATTTCAACGTACAGCGCCTGGTGGTTCAGGAAGCCAAGCCCATGGCGGTCCCGCCCCTCGCGCGGATTATGGAAAGCGACGACAGCTTGCGCGAACGGGCGCAAATGGCCTGGGAGGGCTTGAGCACCGCAGGCCCACGCCAGAGCTACATATTCCACGCCCGAGGCGCTGACGGCCGTGTTGCCGACGCCACGGCCGAAAGCCCATCACCCGCCGTGGCGGTTGTTACCGTGCAGGCGCTGCTAGGAGACGGCAGCGCGTCTGCCGACCTGGTCAACGTCGTCAAAAAACACCTGAGCGACGATGACCGCCGGCCCGTTGCCGACCGCCTCACCGTTCAGGGCGCGGAGATCATCCGTTACGCGGTTAAAGCCAAGCTCTACCTGCTGACCAGCGGACCCGAGTCAGAGCCAATCATTGCGGCAGCCGAACAGCGCCTGCTGGCATACGTCCACCAACGTCGACGCCTCGCAATGGAGGTGTCGGAATCAGCGCTGCACGCCGCATTGTTCGTCGAGGGGGTTCGCAAAGTTGAGCTGGAAGACTGGGTCGATATCGTCGCCACCAAAGAACAGGCGCCCTACTGCACCGGTGTGACCATCACGCGGGGCGTTGAATAATGGGCGCCCAGCAGCTGCTGCCGAACAACTCCACATCGCTTGAGCGCCAGGCTGCTCAGGCCCTCGTGCACATTCAGCGCGTACCGATCCCGCTGAGAACGCTCTGCAACCCGAACACCTGCCCGGTGGTGGCATTGCCCTACCTGGCCTGGGCCTTCTCTGTCGACCGCTGGGACAGCAACTGGAGCGAAGCCACCAAGCGCGCCGCCATCCGCTCATCCCGCTACATCCACGCGCACAAGGGCACCATCGGCGCTTTGCGTCGTGTGGTCGAGCCGCTGGGCTACCTGATCGAGGTGGTGGAGTGGTGGCAGACCGTGCCGGAAGGCGTGCCCGGCACCTTTGCCCTGAAGGTCGGCGTGCTGGACACCGGTATCACCGAGGAAATGTACCTGGAGCTGACCTGGCTGATCGATGACGCCAAGCCCCTCACTCGCCCCCTGACCGGCCTGGCTATCAGCCTGGAAAGCACCGGCACCGTGTACATCGGGGCCTGTGTGTACGAAGGCGACGAACTCAGCGTTTACCCACCGACCCAGCGCGATATCGACGTCAGCGGCGTGTACCGCATCGGTGGCCGCGAACATCATATCGACACGATGGACATCTACTCATGACCGACCAAAATAGCCAGTTCTTCGCGATCCTCACCGCCGTCGGCGAAGCCAAGCAGGCCAACGCTGCGGCCCTCGGTACGTCCTGGACCTTCGCCCAGATGGGTGTGGGGGATGCCAACGGAACAGACCCCATCCCCAGCCGTACGCAGACCAAGTTGATTAACGAACGCCGTCGCGCTCCGCTTAACCAGGTGAAAGTCGATCCCTCCAACGCCAGCGTTATCATCGCCGAGCAGATCATCCCGGAAAGCATCGGCGGTTGGTGGGTTCGTGAACTTGCGTTGTACGACGCGGATGGGGACATGGTTGCGGTCGCCAACTGCGCACCGACGTTCAAACCACTGCTCGCCCAAGGTTCCGGCCGGACCCAGGTGATTCGGATCAACCTGATCGTCAGCAGCACAGCCAATATCGAGTTGAAGATTGATCCCAGCGTTGTGCTCGCAACCCGCGAGTATGTCGACACCGTAGTCGTCGAGGCGCTCTCCAAGATGGACTTTAAGCACTCGGTGTTGGTGGCCACCACGGCGAACATCGTGCTTAACGGCGTGCAAACAATCGACGGCGTGCCTCTACCAGCGGAAGCAAGGGTTCTGGTGAAGAATCAGGCAGCGGCCAAGGAAAACGGTTTGTACACCGTGTCATCTGCCGGGGTCTGGAGGCGGACGCAAGACGCGGATACCAGCGTCGAGGTAACGCCCGGCCTGTTCGTCAGTGTTGAAATGGGTACGGCGAATGGCGACAGCGTCTGGCAGTTGGTCACAGACGCCCCGATTGTGCTCGGGACCACTGCACTGGTCTTCGAAATGGTCGCGGGGCGAACGGGCATCAATGCCGGCACCTATTCAGTTTTGACCGTAGACAAGTACGGGCGTGTTATTGCTGGTACCAACCCGACTACCCTCGCCGGGCACGGCATTACCAATGCGCTGCGCGTCGATGTAGTGAGCCAGCAGTTGCCAGCATTGGCGGCGCCATTGCCGGGAGGGATCGATGGCACCGGAAGCGGCGGAGCCTTGCAGATCCGCGAGGTGCAGGAAGTCGGCCCAGCTCAAACGACTCTGGATTACGCCCCCCGTATTTTGTTCCACTGGCAAGGTTTGAAAGCTCGCGATTTGGCGATGTCGAACCTGGGGGACCTGCTTTGGGGCAGTAACTTGGTGTACCACGGCGGAAACTTCAGTCCTGCGTCCAAGGCCAACTTGGCAAGCCCCGCACTCACGGGCACCCCCACGGCTCCAACGGCTACCGCCGGCACCAACACCACACAGTTGGCCACCACCGCCTTTGTTTGGTCGGCGGTAAACACCTATGCAACGACCGTCACAGCATCACTCAATCTGAAAGCCGATGTGGCAACCTCTCTTCGGATTGGAACGGTCAGTCGTCAGCGACCGATCCTGGCGGGTCCTATCCCGGCCGGTGCAGACAATGGCGGAGATGGTGCAGGTGGCGCGGCCGAAATCAGGGAAGTTCAAGAAGTTGGCGGCACACAGACTGATATGAAGTACGCGCCAGCGTTGCTATTCAATTGGTCGAGCAAGTTTGCGCGCTACCTGAAGATGTCGTCTGTGGGCGATCTGGTCTGGGGTGACAAGAAGATCTTCACCGAAGGCAATATCACGGACGTGCTAGCGACCGTCGCGTTGCAGCCGAATGGTCGCGCGCTGATTCCAACCAAGGACGGCACACCACTTTACCTTCAGTGGTACGAGGGGCCAATCAGCGGTGCTGAAACTGTCGCCTATCCGGCAATCAACCACCCCGTTCCTTTTCCTAACCTATGCCTTTTTGCCGGCGTTTTTACGCGTTCAACCACAGGCAGCACGCTGTCGGACCAGATGTTTCAGGTTGAATACTGGGACCGCCTGGGCATAAAGGTTTTCCCGCAATGGTTTGGCACGGGCAACCAATCGCTCGTTAAACCGCTGATCTTCGCCATCGGATATTGAACATGGATAACCAAGCTGACACGCCAGTTCCCGAATCATTTGAGGTGTTCTACGAAACACCGGAACCGCCGCAGCCCGAGGTCATTTACTACAGCGCCCGTGATTGTGGCTTTCTCTTCCTGTCCGAGCGCCCAGCCTATGACGCGGCGGGTACCTGGCCGGAAGATGCTGTCGAAGTAACCGCTGAAGACTGGCAGGCATTCGGCCAGACCGCGCCGCCGCCCGGTATGCGCCGTGGCAGCGATGACCAGGGGCGTCCCGCATGGATCACGCCCGAGGTGACGCCTGAGGACGCGCGACAGCAGGAACGCGCCTGGCGTGACCGTCAGTTATCGGCCACTGATAGCCTGGTCACGCGTCACCGCGACGAACTGGAAGCAGATCGGCCTACAACGCTGACTGTCGAGCAGTATCAGGAATTGCAGCGCTATCGCCTCGACCTGCGCGACTGGCCCGCGTCCGATTCATTCCCTAACACTGAGCAGCGACCCACCGCCCCCGCCTGGTTGGTAGACGCCAACCTGTAAACCCCACGACAACAACCCGCCGCGCTCGCCCAACCGGCGCGCGCGCGGCAGCCTGTGCACTGTCATTCCATCACAGCGCAGGCAACCACCCATGGCCGGTTCAGACTATCTCCACGGCGTGCGGGTTCTCGAACTCAACGACGGCACCCGCCCCATTCGCACCATCGCAACCGCAGTCATCGGCCTGGTATGTACGGCTGAAGATGCAGACCCGCTCGCTTTCCCGCTGGACACCCCTGTCCTGCTGACCAATGTGCAAACCGCCATCGCCAAAGCCGGCGTGAAAGGCACCCTGGCGAAGAGCCTGCAGGCCATCGCGGACCAGACCAAGCCCTACACCATCGTGGTGCGGGTCAAGGAAGGCGCAGACGAAGCCGCCACCACCAGCGCCCTGATCGGCACCACCACCGCCGACGGCAAGTACACCGGCATGAAAGCCCTGCTCGCCGCCAAGGCCCGTGTGGGCATGACGCCGCGCATCCTCGGTGTGCCAGGCCTCGACAGCCAGCCGGTGGCCACCGCTCTGGTATCGATCGCCAAGGACCTGCGCGCCTTCGCCTACGTGAGTGCGTGGGACTGCAAAACCAAGGAAGAGGTGGTCGCCTATCGCGAAAACTTCGGCGCCCGTGAAGTCATGGTGATCTGGCCGGAGTTCCAGAACTGGGATACGGTCACCAGCGCTACCGTCACCGCGTCGGCAGTAGCCCGTGCGCTGGGCCTGCGCGCGCTGATCGACAAGGACATCGGCTGGCACAAAACCATCTCCAACGTCGCGGTCAACGGCGTGACCGGCATCAGCGCCGATGTGTTCTGGGACCTGCAAAACCCAGCCACTGACGCCAACTATCTCAACAGCAACGAGGTCACCACTCTAATCAATGAGGGTGGCTTCCGCTTCTGGGGCAGCCGCACGTGCAGCGACGATCCGCTGTTCGCGTTCGAAAACTACACCCGTACCGCGCAGATCCTGGCCGACACCATGGCCGAGGCGCACATGTGGGCCATGGACAAGCCAATGCACGCGTCCCTGGTCAAAGACCTCGTCAACGGGATCAACGCCAAGATCCGCGAGCTGGTCGCTCAGGGCTACCTGATCGGCGGCAGCTGCTGGTACCCGGAGGACATCAACGACAAGGACACCCTCAAGGCCGGCAAGCTGACCCTGGATTACGACTACACGCCAGTGCCGCCCCTGGAAGACCTCACCCTGCGCCAGCGCATCACCGACCGCTACTTGATGCAGTTCGCCGCCGCCGTCAACGCTTAAACCGGGCCTCCCCGCGAGGGGAGCTAACCCCGTGCCATAACCCTGGAGAACACCGCCATGGCCCTGCCCCACAAACTGAAACACCTGAACCTGTTCAACGACGGCGTTAGCTACACCGGCAAAGTGAAGACCGTCACCCTGCCCTCCCTGGGTCGCAAAATGGAAGCGTATCGCGGCGGCGGCATGAGCGGACCGGTCAAGGCTGACCTGGGCTTCTCCGACGACGGCATCCAGCTGGAGTGGAAGCTCGGAGGGCTCGACCTGGTCGTACTCAAGCAGTTCGGCGCGGTCAATGCGTCGAGTGTGGCGTTGCGTTTCGCCGGCTCATTTGAGCAGGACGACACCGGTGAAGTCAGTGCGGTGGAGATCACCGTGCGCGGACGTCACGAAACCATCGAAATGGGCGACGCCCAGCCCGGTGAAGACACCGAACACTCCATCACCACCACCTGCACCTACTACAAGCTGACCGTCGACAACGAAGACATCATCGAAATCGACCTGCTCAACTTCATCGAGAAAGTCGGCGGCGTCGACATGCTGGAGAAACATCGCAACGCCATCGGCCTTTGATTGCCGGCATTGATCGCTAGCCCCCTTCATCACCAGGAGCTTCACCCATGAAAACCGAAACCACCGAACAGCCCGACGTCAAACCACTGGCCGACGACAACACCGTCATCCTCGACACGCCGATCCGCCGTGGCACCACCAGCATCGACAGCATCACCTTGCGCAAACCTAACTCGGGCGAGCTGCGCGGCGTCAGCCTGGCAGATCTGCTGCAGATGGACGTCAACAGTTTGATCAAGGTGGTGCCGCGCATCAGCAGCCCTTCCCTGACTGCCATCGAAGTCACGTCGATGGACCCGGCGGACCTGGTCGCGCTCAGCACGAAAATCACCGGTTTTTTGCTACAGAAATCGGCGAAGACGGATGCATCCCTCGTTGCGTAGAAGAAGCAATGGCCGACCTGGCCGTGGTTTTTCACTGGGCACCGGCTGACATGGATCAGTTGGGCCTGCAAGAGCTGATGGACTGGCGCGAACGTGCCAGGGTGCGGAGTTCCACCGATGGCAAATGATCTGCGGCTACAGGTGGTGCTGGATGCCATCGACAAAGCCACCCGCCCGTTGAAGCAAATCAACAATGGCAGCCTGGAGACCGCCCGTGCGCTCAAGGCTGCCCGCGACCGCCTGAAGGAACTCAACACCCAGCAGAAAGACGTCAGCGCCTGGCGAACTCAACGCGCCGCGTCTGAAATGACAAGTGCAGCCCTCACTGCCGCCCGCGAAAAAGTAAAAGCCCTCAGCCAGCAATTTGCTGCCACCGGCGCGCCGACCAAGGCTATGACCCGGGAGTTTCAAGCAGCGGTGCGCGAGGCCACAAAGCTCAAGCAGCAGCATCAGCAACAAAGCGTGCAACTGCAAGGTCTGCGCTCAAAGCTCTACGACGCAGGCATCAGCACCAAGAACCTGGGTTCCCACGAACGCCAACTGCGTGAGCAAATCACCGCTACCAACGCCAGTATCAGCGCCCAAGGCAAGCGCATGACGGAACTGACCGCCCAGCACAAGCGCGCGGCGATTGCCCGTGGAAGTTACGACAAAGGCAAGCAGCTAGCAGGTAGTGCCGCAGTGGCCGGAGGCTCCAGCCTGGGCGTGGCGTACGCTGCCAGCCGCCCAATCATTGAGGTGGTCAAGGAATACGTCGATTTCGAAAGCGCCATGATGGGCGTCGCCAAGCAGGTCGACGGCGCACGGGACAACAACGGCAAGCTCACCGCCACCTACTACGAATTTGCGGACGCGATTAAAGCGGCCAGCAACGAAATGCCGATCGCCACCACCGAGTTTGCTGCCTTGGTTGAAGCCCAGGCGCGCGCCGGTATCCAGGGCAAGGAAAACCTGCTGACCATGGCGAATGTGTCGGCCACCGCTGCCGTGGCCTTCGACCTGCCGGCGGAACAGGTCGGCGAGGACATGGGCCGTATCGCCGGCTTGTACAAAGTGCCGATCAAGAACATCTCAGCACTCGGTGACGCGCTCAACTACCTGGACGACAACACCCGCTCCAAAGGCGGCGACATCATTGAAACCCTGACCCGCATGAGCGACGTGGCCGACAAGCTCGACTACCGCAAGGCGGCGGCACTGGGCAGTACCTTTCTGTCCCTCGGCTCAGCACCAGAAGTGGCCGCGAGCGCTTCCAGGGCCATGGTTCGCGAACTGTCCATCGCCACCATGCAGAGCAAGAAGTTTCAGGAAGGCATGGCCATGGTCGGCCTTGACTCAAAAGCCGTCCAAACCGGCATGAGCAAGGACGCCATGGGCACGTTGATGGGTGTCCTTAACCGCATCAAGAAACTGTCGCCTGAGCAGCAGACAGAGGTGTCGACGCGGATTTTCGGTAAAGAATTCGGCAAGGACGCGGGTAAGCTGGTCAACAACCTGGACGAGCTGAAACGTCAGCTCGACCTGGTCAATGACGCAGCCGCCAATGGCTCTATGCAACGCGAAATGGATATCCGCGCCGACGCGATCGAAGGTCGCTGGCAGGTCCTGCAAAACAAACTGTTCAACACAAAGAGCGGCGCAGGTGAGTCGGTGCGAGCCACGATGGTCGATGTAATGGATGCCATTGGCGGCGTGTTGGACAAGGTCAATGGATGGGTCAAAGCCAACCCAGAGTTAACCGCGACTCTGTTGAAGATCGTCGCCAGTGTGGTGGCGTTGTCAGCCGTTTTCGGCGGGCTCGCCCTCACACTCGCCGGCATTCTGGGACCGTTCCTGTTCCTACGGTTCGGTCTGGCTATGTTCGGTCTGCGTCTGCCTGGCGTCATCGGTATTTTCAAGGTATTCGGCACGGTGCTGCGAACGCTGGGCGGCATTCTGATCGGCCCGCTCGTAACCGCGCTTCGCACCGTAAGCATCGCATTGTGGGGGTTATCGGCCAATCCGATTGTTCTGGTCATTGCCGCCGTCGTCGCGGCATTGGCGGGTGGTGCATACCTGATCTACAAGAACTGGGACGCGGTGAAGAACTACTTCGCCAACGCATGGACGGAGATCAAGACTGGGTTCGACGGCGGGATCATCAGCATCATCAACACGTTGGCAAATTTCAGCCCCATCGGCCTGATTTACCAGGCCTTCGCCGGAGTGTTGAGTTACCTGGGTGTGGATCTGCCCAACCGCTTTACCGAGTTCGGCAACATGATCGTCAACGGCCTGGTCAACGGGCTGATGGCAGGACTGGGCAGCGTCAAAACGGCGATCAGCTCAATCGGCGACGCCAGCATTGGGTGGTTCAAGGAAAAGCTCGGCATCCACAGCCCATCACGCGTATTCGCCGAACTGGGCGGGTTCACCATGGCGGGCCTGACCCAAGGTCTTGAAGTTGGGCAAAAAGGCCCGCTGGACGCCCTGAGCAGCATGACCAAGCAAATGACCGCCGCCAGCACGCTTGCTCTGGGTACAACTGCCATGCCTGCGTTTGCCGTCGACACAAAGCCGCCGATCAGTGGCGCGGCGCCGACAGTCGTTTACGACAGCCACGACGTTTACCAAATCGACGTCGCTGCTGGGCCTGGCACAGACATGCAAAGCCTGGAAAAAAGCCTGCGCGCCATCCTCGCCCGCATCGAAAACGAAAAGAAAGCGCGTCAGCGCAGCAAACTCTCTGACCTGGAATAACCACCATGATGATGGCCCTCGGCATGTTCGTGTTCAGCCTCAGAACCGCCGCCTACCAGGAACTACAGCGCCAGACCGATTGGCGACACGCCAGCAACAACCGGATCGGCGCCGCTCCCGCACGGCAGTTCGTGGGCCGTGGCGATGACGCCATCACCCTCCCCGGCATCATCTTCCCCGAGTTGGCCGGCAGCGCGCTCAGCCTGGACGCCATCCGCCTGATGGCAAACACCGGTAAGGCCTGGCCCATGGTCGAGGGCACCGGGCGGATCTACGGGCTGTGGGTAATCGAAAGCCTGAGCGAGACCAAGACCATTTTTTTCAGCGACGGCACCCCACGGCGCATTGAATTCACCCTGAGCCTGAAACGCACCGACGATGACCGCATCGACCTGCTCGGCGCCGGTACCAGCATCGGCGTCAACATCCTGCGAGGCCTGCTGTGATCGAGTCCGTCATATCCAAGGTCACCGGCTACCTGCGCAACACCGCCGAACGTTACGTCCGCGACGCAGCTTACCCGGTGCCAGCGTTCCGGCTCACCGTCGACGGCCTGGACATCGCCCAGTTGATCAGCCCGCGGCTGATGAGCCTGGAGCTGACCGACAACCGCGGCGTGGAGGCCGACCAGCTCAGCATCACCCTCAGCGACCACGACGGCCTGCTGACCATCCCGCCCAAGGGCGCGGTGCTGCGGTTGTGGTTGGGCTGGAGCGACACCGGCCTGGTGGACAAAGGTACCTACACCGTCGACGAAACCGAACACAGCGGCGCGCCAGACGTGCTCAGCATCCGCGCTCGATCCGCAGACCTGCGCAAGGGCCTCAAAACCAAACGCGAACGCAGCTGGAGCAACACCACCCTCGGCGACGTCCTGGGCGATATCGCCATCGGCAACGGCCTGACCGTCACCATCGCCGGTGCACTCGACGGGTTGCCTATCCTGCAGCTCGACCAGGCAAACGAGTCCGACGCTAACCTGATCAGCCGACTGGGTGAAGAATTCGACGCGGTGGCCAGCGTCAAAGCTGGCTGCTTGTTATGCCTACCGGCGGGCGGCGGCAAGACCGCCAGCGGCATGGACCTGCCCCACATCGTCCTCACCCGCGAGGACGGTGACCAACACCGCTACCTGCAAGCCGACCGCGACAGCTACGACGGAGTGCGCGCCTATTACTACGACGTGAACAGCGCCAAGAAACAGGAGGCCATTGCCGGCAGCGGCGACAACCTCAAAGATCTGCGCCACACGTACAGCGACCAACAGTCAGCCCTGCGCGCGGCACGGGCGGAGTTTCGGCGGTTGCAGCGCGGCAGTGCCACGCTCAGTTACACCCTGGCGATGGGGCGGCCGGATCTGATCCCCGAGCTGACGTACACGCTCCAGGGCGTGAAAGCGGAAATTGACGAGATCATTTGGTACGGCGGGAATGTACAGCACAGTTTAAGCGCGGACGGTGGCTACACGGTCAGCCTAGAGCTGGAGAGCAAGTTGCCGGAGGACAACGTCGAGGACCTGGCGGAAGAGAACAAGGGCGATTACACAGGAATAATCGCGCACTACCGCGACCAGAAAACCGGGAAGGAGAAGACGATTACGGCGGGGGATCAGGCGAAGCCGAGGCGGTTGCGGTGGTTGTATGCCAGTGAGAAGACAGCCAAGCGGGCAGTGGATCGTGAGTGGAAAAAAGCTCAGGCCGACAAACAGGTATAAACCCCGGAGCCAGTCCGGGGTCTGCTCTCGACTTACTCAGGTGCCTGGGCGAAGACCTCCAACAGCCGCAGCACATCTTTCTGACGCTGGGGGCTGATTGACCTGAACATAATCAGCAACATCACTTCCTGATCGGTAAGGCAGTTCGCATCTACGACTTGCACCTGGCTTTCCGATACACCGCTGTTCTCCATCATGCGAATACTCCTTTCACACGCAACGGGGACTCGGCGCCTACATGGCGCCGTTAAAGTTTCCCGGGGAACAGCTAATTTCCATCACGTTTTGCTGTGTCATCGGAGCATCAGCAAAAAAATTATTTGTTTTGTTACGTCACTGCGCCGGCTTGAACGGGGGTAATGTCATGTACACGCCGTTCTCACCCCAGCCTTGTAAGTTGCCCTTAGCATCGACAACGTAATGCTCGTTGAAGTCGCTTTCGGGATCGTCAAGACGCAGCCCACCATCCGGCAGTTTCTTGCCTACATAGTGCTCGGTATTTTTCCCACCGCTGGCAAAGACAGAATCGAGCAGATATTTGTCGTTCTGCTTGTACAGCACCATCACATGCCCCAGCGCACCGTCCTGCATCCAACTACCGATTCTGGTCGGGTACGCCTTCAAATCCAGAGCCTTCAACGCTTGGTAATCATTGGCGCTCAAGCCGATCAGCGAGGATCTATAGTCAGGATCGAAACTGGCGTTGGCCCAGTAAGCACCGTCAGATTGCCCTTCGACGCGGAACCCGATGAAGGTTTTTTCAGCCTTGAATTTAGTATCAGCGCGAACGGCTTTTGCTACGTCAGCAAGTTCAGTGTCATTGAGGCGACGGGGCAACAACACCTCGACCTTGCGAGGCCGTCCCTCGCGAAATTCGTCTTTGGTGATGGTGTAAGTGGAGGGCAAAACGGAACTTTGAGCAGGCTTTTCCGCAGGCGGTGCCTTGTCGGCAGGTTTGTCCTTATCGCCACCTGAACACATCGTGACAGCGCCAGCGATGATGACCAGCAGGATCAAAAGCCCGAATACCTGCTGCCCGACAGTCACTCCTGGATTTTTTACGCCGCAGCTTGGGCAGACCTTTGCGGTGGCGTCGACTGTGTGCTTACACGACTTACAAGGCTTCAACGCCATTGTTCTACTCCCTTAACTTCCATGAAAAAGCCGACCATCTTGGTCGGCGTGAGATATCCAATTCAACGCCTATTCAGTTGCCGACCTTTTTGCCGCTAGCACCCGCGACACTGGCGAACGCTGAAGCCATGCGCAGCAAAACCTGCCGGTCAGCATCGGTCACTTGCTCATACATCCCAATGAACTCAAGCACCTCGGCGGAGATGCTATCGGCAGCCTGTGGTTTGCGCTCTCCAGTCACCACGTAAAGGATATCGACGCCTTTGCCCGCTACCGCAGCTAGGTAGTTTGCGTCCGGGCTCCGATCGCCCTTTTCGTAGTTGTACTGACTATTTTTGGAAGCCCCAGCAACGGCTGAAAATTCAGTCTGGCTGAACCCCAAACGTTCCCTTTCCTCTTTGAGGCGGTCACCAATTCCCACATTCGTCTCCATTAAGACTTGACGCTCCCACAAACATGGGAAATACTTCACACGTCATCACACGAAACCACACGAAACGAGACTATGCCGAACGCATCCCCCATCGAGCAAGCATGCCAAGAGGCCCGTGATCGTCTCGCACGTCTCGGAATCTCGGCCAAAGACTGGGCAGAAAAAAATGAATTCAACCCTTCGACCGTCTACGCAGTTTTGAACGGACAGAAAAAGTGCTTGCGCGGTGAGGCTCACCGCGCGGCCGTTCTACTCGGAATCAAAGACGGCGTTATTACAAACTAGGGCCTCTGGCTCCAAGGGGAAACCAGAAGATGAAACGCCCAGTTCTAGACAGCAGAAAGAGCGTCGTTATGGCCGTCATCGGCGCCTATCCAGGTGGTCGGGAATACGCCTCGGCAGACCTCGGGATGCCAATCAAAAAGTTCGACAACCAAGCCTACGAGAACGCCGGCAGCCGCCCACTGGCCGACGAACACATCCACCGTCTTGAGCAAGTCGCCGGCACCACGTTCCTGGCTGACTACATCGCCTCAATGTACGGCGGCATGTTTGTACCGCTGAGCCTCCCGGAGAACCTGGATAACGTGGAGTTGTACAGCCGCTCGCTCAAGGCCTCGGCCAAGCGCGGCAAGGTCGATCAGATTATGTCTGCCGCCCTTGACGATGGGGTCATCGAAAGACGTGAAGCCGACGCGATCATCGCCGCCCTGCTCACCTACATGTCCGCTCGCTACGCCGAGGTGTTCGCGACCATCCAGCTGTACAGCCAGGGAGCTGTCTAGTGAGTACTTACAAACTGGTCTGTCCCCACTGCCACGGCCGCATGCGCATTCGCACCAGCGAAGGCCAGCACATTTTCCTGCGTATCACCTACATGCAATGCACCAACGAAGCGTGCGGCTGGGCGGTGCGTGCTGAATTTCAGATGACCCACGAACTGAGCCCCAGCGGCATGCCCAACCCAGCTGTAAAGCTGCCCGTTGCGGACGTGGTCATTCGTCGCCAGGCAATGAAAACAGCCAACAATCAGCCCGATCTGTTGGACGAACTGGAAATGGAGCGCGCGTGATGAACCTCGATCAACAGACTCATGACTACCGCAGCAGCATGCAACAAGCTGCTTTCGCCTACCTGAAACGCCATGAAGCAGAACACCTGGTGGATTCCGATCTTTTGTTTGATCGCTGCATCCACCACCTGACCCTTGCGTTGGAAGTGCCTGTGTTCATGGCGCCTAAGCTTGTTCACAACGCTTGGACTGAACTGCAGATGATCAAAAAGCGCCGTTGGATTGGCGTCGACTGGGCCACTGGGGCTGATAGCACCCGCGTCCACCTGGTGGACGTTCTGGCAGATCAACGCTTCCCGGTCCCAGCTCGCTTTCTGCCGCAGAAAATGCTCGACCAGCGCAGCACCGAACACAAGCCACACCCTCAGTAACGCTCCCTTTTACCCCCCCCCTGCCCTGCCCCGTTACCAATGGGTTTGGGTGAGCTTTGCCCGCAATCCGAGGTGGACCATGGAAATCGACATTGCCATCACCGCAAAACTGCCACGCGACCAGGCCGAGGCACTGCTCGTTGAGCTGCGTGCGCAGTACGCGGTGCTGTTCAACGAGCATTGGTATGACGACCGTTTCCGCATGATCCCCGAGGGTTTGCGGCACGGCTCGTTGCTGGTGGCCTTCCCTGGGTTGGCTGCACGGAAAAGCCTGATAGGCGCCCTTAAACACAGTCTCGGCGAAGTGAAGTAAGCCCCGATGAAAATGGAATACGAACTGCGCGCCGACATCCTGGACCGCCTGAAATCCGATTACGGTTTCAAGCACAAGGCCGGCCAATACATGCGGGAAGGCAAGTGCCCCGCCTGCAACAAAAAAGAGCTATACGCCTTCCACGATGCGCCATGGGTTATTCGCTGTGGCCGTGGCAAGTGCGGCCAAACCTGGCACGTTAAAGAGATATATGAGGACCTGTTCAACGATTGGAGCGCTCGCGCGCCGGCCACCGAGCAACATCCTAACGCCACAGCCCGCGCTTACCTGGAGTTCGCCCGTGGCTTTCGCTTCGACGTCATTCAGGGCTGGTTCACCCAAGACTCCTATTTTTCCACCGAGCTGAACGAAGGCAGCGCCACCGTGCGTTTCGCACTCGACAAAGGTGGATATTGGGAGCGGCTGATTGACCGTCCGCACCGCTTTGGAAAGATGAAAGCCCGTTTCAAACCCGGCGACAGTCCGCGTGGCGTGTGGTGGTGCCCGCCCTGTGTCGAGTTGCTGGATGTCAAAGAGCTGTGGATTGTCGAGGGCATCTTTGACGCCATCGCCCTGGTGCACAACGGCATTGCCGCTGTCTCGGCTATGTCATCCGGTGCGTATCCAGAAGAGTCCCTGAAAGAGCTGGCCCGTCAACGCGGTGGCAAGCTGCCCAAACTGATTTGGGCCTTGGACAACGAGCCAGGCGCACACCGTTACACCAAACGCTGGGTACGCCAGGCGCGCGCCCTGGGTTACGTCTGCGAAGCGGCACAAATCCCCCAGCCTGACAGCCGCAAGGTTGATTGGAACGACTTGCACCAGCGCTGGCAGTTTGTCGACGGCGACGAGCAACGCACCAAGCAAATCGAAAAAGACCTACGTGCAGCCCGTTATCACGGCGACCTGCTGCTGGCCGAAAGCGCGTCGGAAAAAGGCGTGCTGATGTATGACTGGAGCGAGCGCCACGAATTTTTCTTCGGATTCGAAAGCCGGATGTACTGGTTCAAAATGGACTTGGAGAAATTCCACAAGGCCATGCAAGCGCTGGAGTCTTCCGAGCGCCAGGAAGACCAGTTGCTCAGCGACAAGCAGCGTCGTGACAAGGCCCTACGTCAGTGCGGCGGCGTGGTCGAAATCGCGAACTGCTACCCCCAAGCCCTGTACTTCCAGCGTAACGAAGTAACCGACGAATCCTGGTACTACTTCCGCGTGGACTTCCCGCACGACGGTGGGAGCGTCAAAAACACCTTCACCGGTGGCCAGGTCGCCGCCGCTAGCGAGTTCAAGAAACGCCTGCTCAGCATGGCCGCAGGCGCTGTATTCACCGGTAGCGGGCAGCAGCTCGACAAGATCATGAAAGACCAGCTCTATGGCCTGAAAACCGTAGAGACCATCGACTACGTGGGCTACAGCAAGGAACACGGCGCCTACGTGTTCGGCGACCTCGCCATGCGCAACGGCGTGGTCAGTCAGGTCAATAAGGAAGACTTTTTCGAGTTCGGCAAGCTGCGCCTGAAGACGCTGCAGAAGTCGATCGCAATGCACATCCAGCGCGATGCCAAGCAGTACCGGAGTGATTGGCTGCCAATGCTGTGGTTGTGCTTCGGCGCCAAAGGCGTTGTCGCCCTGGCTTTCTGGTTTGGCTCATTGTTCGCCGAGCAGATCCGCGCACAGTACAAATCCTTTCCCTTCCTAGAAGTCACGGGCGAAGCCGGCGCCGGTAAAACCACGCTGCTGATGTTCCTGTGGAAACTGTTAGGCCGTGAGTACGAAGGCTTTGACCCATCTAAATCAACCCGTGCGGGCCGCCAGCGCGCCATGGGCCAAGTGTCCAACATGCCGGTGGTGCTGATTGAGGGTGACCGAAACGAGCCGGATAAAGCCCACGCCAAAGGCTTCGACTGGGACGAGCTGAAAGACTTTTTCGGCGGCGGCACCCTGGGCACCAAAGGTATGAAAACCAGCGGCAACGAGACCTACGAGCCGCCGTTTCGAGGGACCATCGCAATCAGCCAAAACGCCGACGTCAGCGCCTCTGAAGCGATCCTGACCCGGATTATCAAAACCCACTTTGCACGCCCGGACGTGACCACAGAGAGCCGTGCAGCGGCAGACAATCTCAACCTGATCCCGGTGGAGCAACTCAGCCATTTCCTGCTGATGGCCGTGCGTGCCGAAGCCCAGATCATGGCGAAATTTGCCGAACGGGTTCTGGTGCACGAACAACACCTGCGCAAGCTCAAGGAAATCCGCGTCGAACGGATCATCAAGAACCACAGCCAGATCATGGCCCTGGTGGACTGCCTGTGCCTGATTTGCCCTCTGAGCGAAAACCAACGGATCACAACCCACCAGGCCCTGACGGTCATGGCTTTGGAGCGCCAGTCTGCGATCAGCGCAGACCATCCGCTGGTGGCTGAATTTTGGGAAGTCTACGAGTACCTCGAAAGCCTGGGCGATGGCCCGCAGGCCAACCACAGCACCGACCCCAAGTTGATCGCCATCAACCTCAACGAGTTCGCCGAGCTGGCCAGCATTCATCGCCAGAACCTGGCCGACCTCAAGACCTTGCGCTCCCTTCTGACAGAGAGCCGAAGCCGAAAACTGTTGGAAACCAACAAGTCCACGTACAGCGCGGTCCGCGCCTCACAAGCCGCCGGCAATGCCTTGTTCAACAAACCATTAACTGTGCGCTGCTGGGTGTTCAAGAGCGCGTAGTTACTGGGCTGACTCAGTGAGGGAATGACCATGAAATGGGCAGTAAAACGAAACAGAGACGGGCAAGTGCAACAGAACTGCTGGATCACCGACAACGGTTACACCGTCGCCGAGTGCCGGTTACCTGAGTCGCGCTACCCAGTGACTCGACCAGGTGGAGAACTGCCGTTCGCTTATGCAAGGGACCGAGAAGAAGTCGTCGCGATCATTGAGCACGACATGGCCGACCAAGCCTGAAACCACAACAGGGGCTGCAACCCCTCGGCATCAACCACCCAAAGGAGAAGCACCATGCACGTACAAGTCATCACCGGTGACGGCCAACAGGGCGAAACCAACCGTCTTCGGCACCTGAAAGAGCTGAAGGACTGGTTTAACGAATCCGGGAAAATTGTTCACGCCGAAGCCTACGACCCAGCCGGACTGGTCGCGATCCTTGAGGTTCGTGCGGTAAGCGACAAAGAAATTCTGGTGTTGGAGTGCAGCCGGGATCAGATCCAGGCAGTGCTGGAATGGCAGTCGGCAACGGATGAAGTTGTTGAGTTTGAAAACCTGCTGCTGCACCTGGTGCGGAAGCAAAACCCAACCGGCGAAAGCCAGTAAGAAGGTGGTGCCGAGGAGCTGCAACCCCTCGACACCGACCACCCAAAGGAGAAGCACCATGCAAGTGAATCAACCCCAAGGCGGCACCGCAGAGGCTACCACAACCGCGTTGGCTGTCGGCGACAAGGTCAGTTACGTCGCCATCAGTGGCGGTGGTCGTAGCTACCGTTTCAGCGCCCGCAAAGCCGTGATCGAGGCGATCACTGACGATATCGCGACTTTGCGCAGTGCAAATGGCCGAACCACCACACAGCCGCTAAGCAAATTGACACCTGCCGGCCAGCCCAATGCGCTGACACGCATGCTTATGGGAGGGGAGTGATCATGGCTAACTACTTCTATAAGTCCAGCGCGCCAGCAACCGTCGGCATTGTTCGGAGCTTTTACGTCATGAAGGACTCTCTCAGCGCTCAACTAATCGCGCTGGGCGTGCATTTCGGCGGCAAGGTCGCACCAATGCGTGATGTCGACTCCCACTTCGCAGGCGGCGTGAAACTCAACGGCGGTGCCGAGCTGGATGTGCACTGGTGCCGTCCTGATGACCATGGCTATCGGACACTGCGCACTGCTGCCAAGCCTGAAAAAGGCATATCGAAAGAAGAACGAGCTGCCATCCGGGCGGAACATGAACGTCTTGTCGCGCTGTGGAACGAGCATTGCCCAGCACGCTTGAGCACCACCGAATACTGGGATCGACTCGGCGTGAATAGCGGCAGCCTTTGGCTGTGTGGCGGCGTCAAGTTTGAACTCGATGGCACCGCCTACTTCCTCCTGGGATTCCAGATCAACAAAGCCGAACACGATGCCCAAATCGCAGCTGGCCAACCATCAAGCGGATGGATCGACGGTGCAGTTGAGATTCTAGCCAGCGAATACGAAACCGCACGCCTCGCAAAGCTGAAGGCAATTGAGGTGGCAAATGCCTGAAAACGTCAGCCAAGAGCGCGAGCGGCCGACTATGGCAAGCCACCGGCTCGATCTGCCGAGTCGCTGCGATATCTGCGGCAAGGCCCGCTCCACCCGCAAACACCAGACCTGTAGCCGTATCCGCCAACAGCGCAAATCAGCGGAGTGGGCTGCATACATGGCCGAGCGTGAAGCGGCCAAACAAAACAAACCGCGCCGATACGCGCACTGATACCCAACACAGGCGGGAAACGGGGAGCTGCAACTCCCCCACCGCTTGAAAGGAGAAGCACCATGCTTAAACGCACCCTCACCCACTTCCACCTCTGCTGCGGCCTGGGCAGCGGCGCCGCCGGCTTCAGCGATTCCAAACCCGTGCTGGGCCCAGTGCAAGCAGAATGGCGCTGTCTCGGCGGCGTCGACGTCGACCCCGCAGGCCTGCGCGACTTCCAGATGATGACCGGCGTACCTGGCACGCTGATGGATCTGTTCACCCGCGAGCAGTTCACCGCATTCCACGGCCAGCAGCCACCCACCGGGTGGAAAGAGGCAACCGCCGAGGATCTGCGCCGCGCCGCCGGCAACGAAGACCCGGACGCCGTGTTCATCAGCAGCCCGTGCAAAGGGGCCTCTGGCCTGCTGTCCGAAACAATGAGCCAAACGCCCAAGTACCGGGCGCTCAACGAACTGACACTGCGCTGTGTGTGGCTGATGTGCGAAGCCTGGAAACACAACCCGGTGAAGTTAATCGTGTTCGAGAACGTGCCGCGCCTGGCGACCCGTGGCCGCTACCTGCTGGACCAGATCACCAAGCTGCTCAGGCACTACGGTTACGCGGTGGCTGAAACCACCCACGACTGTGGTGAAATCGGCGGGCTCGCCCAAAGCCGCAAACGCTTCTTGCTGGTGGCCAGGCACGTCGAGAAGGTGCCGGCGTTCCTGTACGAACCGGAAAAGCGCAGCCTGCGCGCCGTTGGTGACGTGTTAAGCCGCATGCCGCTGGCCGGCGATATCGATCAGGCGGGGCCTATGCATCGGGTTCCAGCGTTGCAGTGGAAAACGTGGGTCCGCCTGGCCCTGGTTGAGGCTGGGAAGGATTGGCGCAGCCTGAGCCGTTTTGCGATTGAGGACGGTTACCTGCGCGACTTCGTGATCGTGCCGGAATATCGCGCCGGTTATATGGGTGTGCATGACTGGCAGGACACCGCCGGCACAGTCGCCGGTCGGTCGAGCCCGACCAATGGAAAATTCTCGGTTGCCGACCCTCGCCCCACCAGCAAGTTCGAATACACCCAATACGGCGTGCTACCTTACAGCCGCCACTGCGGCGTGGTCACCGGCCAACGTAGCCCAGGACAAGGGACGTTCAGCGTTGCAGATCCACGCATGAGCGGCGACCGGCACAACAACGTATTCCGGGTAGTTCGTAACGACCAAGCTGCCGGCACTGTTACCGCAGGGCACGGCCCCAGCTCCGGCGGGCAGGCAGTGGCTGACCCTCGACAACCGTCCAAGGGCTTCGGCAAGTACCTGGTCACCGACTACAGCAAGCCGGCGGGAACCGTCATCGCCGGCAGCACCACAGGGCAAGGCGCTTTCGCAGTGGCAGATCCTGCCTACAAAAACTGGCACCCGAACGCCAGCACGCAAAAGCTGCGGATCACGCCCTGGTGCGAAAGCGCCAAGACAGTGACCGGCTCGCAGCAGGTTGCCAGCGGCGCGTTGTCGATCGCAGACCCACGCCCGGGCATGTCACGCACCAAGGGCGACGCGTACCTGACTGGCGGGCATTACGGTGTAGTCGACTACAACACTCCGGCCGGCGCCGTTTCAGCCAGCGCCTGCCACGACAACGGCCGGTGGTCGGTTGCAGACCAGCGCATGCCAGCGCCGAATGACCGGCTGACCTGCATGATCACCAGCCTCGACGGCACCTGGCACCGCCCTTTCACCACCCTGGAGCTAGCCGCGCTGCAATCGCTGTTTGATCCAGAAGATCACTGGTCAGCAGATCCGCAGACCGCGCATGAAATTGAGCGGATGCAGCGCGTCCGCAAGATCGAACAGGCGGGAGTCTTCCGGCTGGACGGCATCAACGACGGCCACCACCGGGAGCGGATTGGCAACGCGGTGCCGCGCGCGGCGGCAAAGGCGATGGCCGACGTGTTCGGCATGACGCTGCTGCTTTCCGAGGCGGGTGAGACGTTCATGCTCAGCAACGTGTCGATTTGGGTGCAGCCGGTGGCGATTGCGCTGAGCGTGGCTCAGCAGGAGGTTGGCGTATGACCGTATTCCTGTTGCTTTACCTGTGTGCGGACGCGACACGGACGGATTGTCAGGTTGTGAAGGCTGATAGCTGGAACGGGCCGCAGGCCCACGAGCAATGCACCGACGTCGTACCACGATTGACCGAGGCACTGACTGCGCCCAACCGAAAGCGGCATCGGTTCGTTTGTGAAATCCAGGGGGACGGGGCCAAACCCGCAGAATATAAGGCTCTGCCTGCGTCCATTCATCAATCATTTCGGATGTGAGGGGGGGGTAACCAATGACGATTACATCACCGGTCATCCGTTACCACGGAGCCAAGTTCCGGCTCGCACCGTGGGTGCTGCAACACTTCCCACGGCACACTTGCTACGTCGAGTCATTCGGTGGCGCCGCCGGCGTGCTGATGCAGAAGGCCCGATCATATGCCGAGGTCTACAACGACCTGGACGGCGACATCGTGAACCTCTTCCGAGTGCTGCAGGATCAAGATTCCCGATCGGGACTTGTTGAACGCCTTGTGTTCACACCTTATTCGCGGGAAGAATTTGAGTTGTCGTGGGAGCCTTGCACCGATCCGATAGAACGCGCCCGCCGAACGATCATCAGGGCTCAGATGGGTTTTGGCTCTGCCGGAGCGACAAAGGGAGTCACGGGTTTTCGTATTGACACCAAACGCCAATACGGCACAGCCCAGTCACTCTGGGCGAGCTACCCAGATCAACTTGCAGAGGTTGGTCAGCGACTGAGCGGCGTCTTGATCGAGAACAGGCCGGCGATCGAGGTTGTTAGGGCACATGACGGGCCGCAGACTCTCCACTACGTTGATCCACCCTACGTGCACGACACCAGATATAAAGGCGCATCCAGCGGCCGGTACTACAAGCACGAAATGGATGACACCGCACACCGCGAGTTGCTCGCTGTTTTGCTCGAGCTGGAAGGGATGGTGGTCCTGTCTGGTTACCCAAGTGATCTGTATGCCGAGCTGCTGCCTGGCTGGGCCAGTTATGGCACTTCCGCCCGTATCAGCGCTGGGCGCGGCTCCGCGACCCGTACTGAATGCATATGGGTCAACCCTTACTGCCACAGTCAGTTAAATCGCCTGTCTCTGTTTGGAGAAGTTTGATGAATACAGCCTTCATTCTCATGGCCCAGTACGACGGCCAGGCGATTATCCCGCTGGAGCTAGTGTGCCGGGACTACTTCACGCATCTGACGCCGGAGATGTTTCAGCGCAAGGTGATGAGCGGTCAGATCAAGCTGCCCATCACCCGCCTGGAAGGTAGCCAGAAGTCGGCCAAGGGCATCCACCTCACCGACTTTGCTGCCTACCTTGACCTACAGCGCGCAGCAGCCGTGAAAGAACACAACCAGCTCAACGGGATAAAACACGCCTTTTGAGCCACTTCTCTGATGCGGCGCCCAGTTGGACGGGCGCCCTCAGTATTTTCTCGTGCCATTCCCAGCCAACATAGCGGTCACCCTTGCCACGCAGATGGGTGTAGCGTCGCATTGAATTCCAATCCCGGTGGCCGGACACACTTGCCACACGCGGGATATCCCAATCCATTTCAAACAGGCGGCTTACGCCTTCATGGCGAAGGTCATGGAAGTGCAGGTCCGCAATCTCCAGAAACTTGCAGGCTTTGGCCCAGGACGTGGAGATGGATTCAGGGCTGTAGGGGAAGATGTCTTCGCCGACCTTCGGCATGGTCTGTAGGATCTGCCACGCCTCGTCCGGCAGGTAGCACCACACGTCGTTGCCGATCTTCTGGCCGGGGTTCTTCATGTCGCGCACCAGCACTCGCTGACCAGGTTCGTCGACGTCGGCCCAGCGGATACGGGTTATTTCATCCAGCCTTCGCGTAGAGAACAGGGCAAAGCCCACGACCTTGAGCATATTGATGACGGTTGGGCGCCGCGCCTGCATGGCCTGGTAGTGCGTGAGTACCTTGTCCAGCTCGTCCAACGTCGGCCTGCGGTCGCGCTCGCGGCTTTTTAGGTTGTAGCCCAACTTGCGCAGCACCCGGCGGGCGCCGCCCATGGCGAGCGGATCCACCTGGTAGCCCCAGGCGTCTTTGGCGATCGCCAGGACGGCGCCGAGGTGCGCCAGATCGTTGCCGGCGGTTTGCGGCTGGACGCCGCCGCCCTCGCGGCTCATCCGAAACAGGGCAAAGTCGACCAGGCATTGAGTGGTGACGTCGATATCGTTTAGTTGGCCGATGTCCATCTTGCCGATGGCTTCAAGCGTGGCCTTCTTGGTTTTGCCCAGCGGCCGGGCCTTTCCCACTTCCAACAGGTACTGGTCGATCATGTCTTTGACGGTGACGCCCTTCCGGCTGGCCCGCTCGATCGCGCCAGGCTGGTCCAGCTCCGACTCACGCTTGCGTGTCCACGCCTGGGCGGCCTGTTTCCGGGCGAAGGTCTGGCTCTCTTGGTAGACTTGCACTCCGTCGCGTTTGATGCGGATTTGAGCCGTGTAGCTCAC